TTACTTATCCCATAATGGAGTGCCATATTTACGGCGTCCATATTCAAACAACATATCCATAAAAATAGGTTCTTTTTCGAGATTTTTATCAAAAATCATCACATGGCCAATATAACCATTCCAATGCGATGCTGTTTTTGGATCGTAATCATCCCACCAACGACCAACAAATAAATGATCATCGGCGGCAGTTAAAGCAGGTCTAGCATTTGCATTATACGCATTTGGGGTTCGTAAATGTGATTCGTTTGTTTCAAATACTGTCGATGCAATGATATTTAACGGTTTTCCAGTAATAGCGTTATCACCGATAATTCTAGCTCTACCGGCATTAAGAGCAATTGATTTATTATCCACATATACTGCGTATGATGATGTTTTTTTACGAGATACCAAAATTGTATTTTCTGGATTTTGAGTCACAATTGGTTTTTGAGCGAAAATCACGATCGTGTTTTCTTTCCAATTGCTTTTAAAAACAATGTCTTCCGACGTCATGAATTTATTACCATTAAAATAGCCGGAAGCCATATTTTTTAATGTCAGAGAATCTAATTCTGGTGCGGTATCCGCTGGCGCAACTAGAGAGATTTTATTCTTTGATTTGTCTGTCACTTTTGTAATGCTAGAACCAACAAGTGTTAATGTTCTAAGATCGGAAAAATCCCAAAAACCTTGTAAGTTTGGATGATTTAGAATAATAGATTCTAAAGATTCAGTGTCCCGATCTACAATAGCTGGTAAGTTTTTATTTGAAAAAACTGTGTTAAGTCTAATGATATGTCCCATGTTATATCTCCAGTTGTTATATAATTTTTTCTTCGAAGGCAAAGCACCAATTATGCAACGTCCACGCCCCATCGGTAGATAGGTCTGAACAGCTATCACGTAAACAGCCTCTAGCTCCTTTTGTCGGCCCTGAATTGCCACCAACTCCATTATCAAACGCATAAGTAATAGATGCCCCATTAGGGATATCATCACTTGTTGTGATAATGACCTTATTATTGACTTCATCAAGTACCACTTTAGAAATAGTGACTCCATTTCCGTTATAAAGATAGAAGCCGTAATTGCCTGGATCTGTTACGTTTAATGTGTCAAATACTAACGGCGGATTTGGCACATTAAATGTAATCTCTATCGTCCTTGCATCTGTCTTTTGACATTTGACTGGACGTAAACCTAACCAATCCTCCCCTTTATCTACTACTAAATGTTTTACCTTTGCGTAATAGTCACCAAGAATATCAGCAGACTTGCCGTCGATATGAATGCCATCTGTACAGTTAAACATATATTTAGGCGTTACTGCGAAAATACGCGGATGTTCGGCACTTGATTTAAGTTGTAAAAATGGCGTTGTATATAAATGACGCTCTGATAAATTAGGATAATAATTAGCGGCACCTGCAGTCTGACACATCAGCATGACCGGCTTTTCATTTTGTCCTGTGATCGTCTGAATTTCTTTTGTATAACTATCTAACCAATCCGCTAGGTTTTTATCGTAGCTTGTATTTCGCTCTTTACCATCTTGTTCACCATGAATTACAAGCATAGCTTTATAACTTGTCTTGTACGGAGTATTTTGTATAAACTGCATAGCTGTTATTATTTTTTCATAAGCTCCGCTTTCACCACCTTTAATCAATGAAGCATAGTTACGTCCGCCTTTTCCCGATCCGAAGACAATAATAGGTTTATCTTTTTTCGCTAACACCGCCTTACCAAAATTAGACATTATTGTTTCATAATGTCGCTCTTGAAGTTTAATAATGCCTCGTATATTCTCCGACCACTCTTTATGCCACATAGGACCGGTGGAAATTGTAAAGGCATTTTCTGGTATTGCGGCAGTGTTTATTGCTGGATTATTCATGCTTACAGCAAGTGATTGCCCAGTTAAGAAGTATCCGTCAATATCGCAAGGCTCAAAGACTTGTGATGTCTCGCCATCACGCCATTCGTATGTTAGGAATAAGCCACGGCGTGGAGCAACATAACGCACCGCTGAACCTGACATCTCGCAAGCAACCACATCACCACGTTGTGTAATTTGCGTAGTAACGGAACCTTTTTGTAGATATACATCACCATTCTGTAAAAAGCAGATGCCAGCGTCAGAAACAATGCCAGCAGGTACATATTTTTCACCTGTAATTAATGATTGCTCGGAAACTTTATAATTACTGTCGGTCTGGACAAATGCCTGGGTAGATGTAAACCCTTCTCGTTTATCCGAGGCAACAAATTCCGCCGTTGCGGTATTGAACCCTATCAACAAGCGATCTTGATTATCAGTGACTCCCCATCCAGGAAAACCTGACTCACGTTGTTCGGCTGATGGTTGATAGAAATCCCCTCGTTCCGTTATGCCAATGGCAATTTTATCTTTGTTATCCGTCCACGCCTGAGCTAAAGATATCTGGCTTTCATATAAATTGACATTGACCACTGACCGCGCAACATCTGCTAATTTTTTATCAAATTCCGCCGATTGCGCTTCTGTTTTATCGATAGCTTTAACCCACTCTCCATTTAATCGAATATAAATGTCACCATTAGTCAGTTGAGCAATTGTGCCGTCAGGCTTGCTCTGATCCAATTGCATTGAGGAGTAATCTAAGTACCCAATAGCCCCGCTTTTAATATTACTATCTAATTGAATAATTAACTTATTCAATTTCTCAAAAGCGACTCGGGCTGAATCACCTTTTCCATCATTGGCATATCGTCCAATGTTTACTAAATGTTGTTCTGCAATAGCCATAAAAATTCCAATAAAAAAGCACTCTTTCGAGTGCCTGTGTTAAATAATGACGGAACCAGCGAAGATTCTATCTGATTCGTTCCCTGCCGTATCTACTGATGATATCCAGTAGTATGACGTACTTTCTATAACATCCGAATGAGAGTTATAACTCCCCTTATCTACTTTGATTTTTACTACCTCCACTGCTTGTTCAGCATCATTCTCTGCGCTCCGATAAATGATATTATGATTAAAATCATGATTAGTTGGGGCGCGCCAACGCAGTACTGCTTCTCCAGCATTGTTGGATACGCTGATATAAGTCGGAGGTTCTGGCGGAGTTGAGATTGTCTTGATCTCAACCAAATCACTTGTGATTTGATCAGAACTATAAAACCCTAGATACTTTGAAACTTTCACTCGATATAGATAAGGCACATCTTCTGAGTTTAATTCTTGGCTTAATTCCGTTTCTGTGGTTTTAAAACTTCGAAAAGTCTGATAAGACGTACTATTCTTATTCCTTCTTTCAACGATCACTTTGTAATAATAAGTGATTCTCTCGTTTTCTGGTTTCTCCCATTTTATAGACAAATAAGGCTTGCTATATTTAGGTTCCCCGCTGATGACTAGATTTTTAACCGGTTCGGGCTTACCATCGTCCGATATTGGTTTTTTAGTCGGTTCAATTAATTTTTCATCTTCATTGTGATCCCAATAATAAAACTCCGGTCGCTCAGAGCTGAGAGTTAAATCAATACCTCCACCTTCGGCGAAAGAAAATTCAGTGACTCTAAATGTTGTGCCAACTTGAAATATTTCAGGAATATTCAACTCTACAACATCCCACAATCTGATGGATAGTGCAGCCCAATTGCAATTTAAATTTACTGTAATTGTATTATTCCCTTTTACTAACTTAATTTTCGCTAAACGCTGAGCTATTGCGCCATTGGTTGTGTAAGGTAGTTTGATATCTTGCTTAATTTCCTCCCCTTGATAACGTTTTATATAACTATCATCTCTTTGCGGCGGGAAATCCGTTTCATTCCAGTTGTGAGCAGGATCAATATACGAACCTGATACAATATTAAAAAGTTCATTTCGGCTCGGTTTCATTCGCACTGTTGGAGCTTCACGCAACATTTCTGAAGTAATTGTTAATGATGGATAATCATACGCACCTGCATAAAACCGGTATTTTCCTTGCGAAAATACTAAATTACCATGACAAGATAACTGCATTTCTTCAATAATTTTCGATGGTGCCGCAGACATATCAATAACGCCGTCAAGAGTATATCGCTTCACAAATCCTGCTTTCCCATTCAGTTCATATCTGCCATCCTTACTTGGCACTTCCTCATCACAGATATTCGCAGCTGTGATAAATGACTCAAAATCAATCAAGTCATTTGGTACAGCCTTTCCTTCTTTGGCACGCAACCAATCCAAAATACACAAAGCGGGATTATTAGAGTGGACCATTTGCCGGATACGAGGATCATAAACTGGCCGACCTTTAATTAAGAATGAAATGTTTGGCACTCCACTTTGGAATATTTCAGGATCATATTTAAGCCTAACATAGGCATAAGATACGCCATTTAACGTATGTGCTTCCGTCCATTCGCCGTTTTTCTTATTAACCAACCCCAACATTGCCGATTGCTCTTTATATCCCTTCCGGTAATACATAGATACCAATCCATCAAATTTAGGATCGTCGGTCTTATCATCATTAATCCAAAAAATAGAATCAATCTCGTGAATCCTGCCGTGTGCTAATGCGATAATCATGTCTAGATATTTATTTTCTTTATCTGACACAGAGGCATATATCAATGCTCCACTTGAACGCACTGTCCCATAAATAATTCGCCGTGCGGACGCTGATTCTTTTATGGTTCGCTTGAGTTCTTGTTGTGGTATGCTAGGCGGTTTTGCCTGTGTTAATTTATTGCCTACCGTCGTAATAGCAAAAGCAGCAACCATCCCAAGAGTTGTAGCACCTATTACACCAATTGCGGCAATAACAGCCGCCGAAGTGGCAATAGATGCCGCAGCAACAGCTGCAATAACAGGAATTACCGCTGGCATATTAAATCTCCCAACATTTTAGCCACTTATCTCTACTGACAGGAACAGGCCCATTCTTGCCCGTTGCTAACGCTACATTGCCCGCGCAAATAGCTAAAGCTTGATAATTAAAAACAGGATCATCACTTTTAATCATTAGTAAATCTCCTCTCTTCGCTTTAAGGACAGACACAGACTGCTTGCCCGTTAGATATTGAGCAACACCGGAAATACCCCCTAAATCACGCAAGACAGAGAGTGCATCTCTTAATGAATTGTAGTTCGGAATTTCCGGAATATTTTCGATGCTTAATGCAACAAGACAATTTCTTGCGAATTGACAACAATCCAAAGTACCTAATAAAAAAGGCTGGTTTTGATGTCTTTCGATAACATCCACCAGCCTTTTCTCCCAATCTAAATACCGCATTATCCTCGTCCCCATATTAATTCCATATCGGCAACAGCAGAAACAAACTCAAAACCTCTATCATTAGGATATTCCGCCACCTGATCCTCATTTGTAAAACGCCTAACTTTTGCTCTTTGCCAGTCAATGAATAAACTCTCTACCGCTAATTCAATTTCTGTAGTTTTTCCAACTTTCAGTAATTGTGTATCCATTCTTCCCACAAAAATAACAATAGGTTTCCCGATTAGTTGATGATTTTCATTTAAAAAACCCATCCAAATTTTTGCTATTCTGCCTTGGATATCTTGCTTGAGCAAATAATCCGTTTTCACACTAGGGATACCGCTTATAGCGATCGTGATACCATAGCTTTTCTGCTCAGCACCTTCAGTAATCATACTCATAGCACCCAGTTCACCGGCACCGGTAAAAGTATGCCCATCAATAACCACATCAAAAGGCAGGAATGATAAACGAACTATCCCGTCCGGATAGTCCAATTCAACGGCTGAAAAAGGTCTAAGCAGATCCTTTTTGCTCTCAGCTTTTGAAACACTATCTAAATCTCTCATTAATCAATCCTTAATGGTCTAGCTTGAATTGCTTCGATCGATACTTCTCCTTTTCTATACAATAGATCCGAAATGCGTCCTTGCTCGTCGTCAGATAACATAAAAACTGCACTTGGGCGTGCGGTATGAATCGGAGCATTATCAATCGGTGTATCGCGCAATGGTGGCTCAATGGAAATTTGAACGGTATTATCCGACAATGAAAAACAATCGTCTGTGACAATCCCTAAATATCTGTAACCATTTGTTAGATCAAAAGAGATATATTGACCAGCTTTTAACACTAATTCACCAAAAGACTTATTCGATTCAACTTTAAGAGTAGCAGGATTAACAACTGATAATGTTCTTAATGGAGATACTCGATACTTATGCTCATTATCTGCTGTGATATCTAGATCTGCGGAATACCAATCATCTTCATCGGCAGTCACCGAAGAATCAATTAAGCTCGGGAGCTCTGGTTCTCCAAAACTTGGGATAAACCTAGGGCAGTATTCAGCTGGATAATAAAAGCGCCCCGCTGATCCTCGTAACTTCGCAATAAAAGCACGAAATATTCGTTTTTGCTCCTCATTTAAGTAAAAATCAGCCTTAAAAGTCCACACCGCACCTGGCATTTCTTGTGTCTGAATGGTATTTGAAAACGGATTAGTAAATGTTGTTGTATGAGCCTTTAAGAAAAAACTCGCCGATTTTGGGCGAATATTTTCAGGAAATTTAATAATTTTCGCCATTACGCAACTCCAAAATCTTTGCCGAATTGTCCACCGCGTCTGATTTGGTTTCGAATTTCAGCAATAGTTTCTCTTTTATTTTGCTTCAGCAAATTAGAAATACGTTGTTCAACACCGTGATCAGCACCTCGTGCATCAATCGTGTAATGCTGGTTAAGTTGAATGCTTGATGATTGTTTTTGAGATGCCATTTGAACTGGTATCCTTGGGCTCGGTACTTTCGGAACAGCAATACCTCCGCCATTAGCAAATCCTCGGCGAGTACCGTAATTTAAATAATTCAAGTAATCCACGCCTAAACGAGATGTCGCTTCCTTGGTGATCACATATTCGCCACGATGAACAATTCCGGCCGGTGTATATTTCCCACCATCTCCAGTATAGCCTCCGACAGCAAATGATCCGCCAACTAATCCACCTTCAGAAAAACCACCAAATCCCAATGCCGACATTCCAGATTTAATAGCCTGAAACATTAGCATTTTTACAATCATCTTCGAAATATCACTCAAAATAGATTTAGCCATATCCCCAAAGTTTGCTTTACCAGTCATAATAAAGTCATTCAGAGAATCAGACATCGTGCCAAAAGCGCTAACGGTAATACTTTTAATATTCTCATTCACATTAGTAACATCATCTTCGATAGCTTGAAGACCTCCTTTAAATCCGGCAACAGGATCTGAGCGGTTAGCTTCTGCTTTTTGTTGCAAAATTGCGTGGCGTTCTTTAAGTTTGGCAATCTCAATATCAAGTTGAGCAATATTCTCTTTGCTCATACCGATTTTAAGCTTAGATGCTTCAAGATCTAGCGAGTGGTTATATTGTAATAACTCTTGCTCTTGTCTTGATTTGCCCAATAGACTCAACTCAAATTCCATTGCTTGTAGTTTTTCTGTGTTATCAAAACTAAATTGTGCAATTGCTACTTTTTGTTGAGCTTCATCAATCTGCGCCGCCATTTCTTGTAATTTTTTAACGCCGTCAGTGCCGTAAGCACTATATTTTTCTGCGTTTTCAGCAATATCTTCAGTTAATTTTTTTACTTCTTGATATTGTGACGTTTGACCGTATAGCGAAATATCTGAGGCATTAGCTTTTAAGCTGGATAAGCGGTTTTGCATTTCTGTGATTTGATCCGTGAACTGCTTTTTATAATCAGTTTTCGAACCACCACTATGATTATTTTCCGCTAATTTTGTTTTCACAAACTGATCAATATAAGCTTCAGCATCCTTACCTTTATAACCCTTTTCTTTGGCTTGGTATTCTGCTTCTGCACGGAATTTATTAGCTCCTTTTAGACCTGCTACACGCTGATTATGGCGTAACTGCTCCATTTCTTGCGCAAAACTTTTTCCGCCTTTACTTTTGGTTCTTCCACCAGTTCCGCTTGACGCGACTAATTGCAGCTCTGATTCAAACAATTTTTTATAATCATCTGATCCTGCTTTAACACCAAGCGATTCCAATTTATTATTTGTGTTTCGCTTCGCCGTTAATTCATTAGCGAGTTTAGTATTACCATTTTGCTTGGCTTTATTGATCTGAATTTGTAGATCGTTATCCGCCAAGTGGTTACTTAACTTAACATTCATCGCTTTAGCGGCTGATTCAGCCAATACATCAAACTTGCCGGCAGACACCATGGCAGCAATGCCAAGCTGACTAACAATCCCCATAAATGACGAACCGTTGGCGCTCGCATTAGGGAAAATATTATTTAACTGATCCACTGACCAACCAAGATCATTGAAATTGATTGTTGATGTATCAATGTGTGGATTCAGTGCTTCAATTCTTGCTCTTAAATCCGCTAGCGGTACGGCATCCATTTGAGCCGAAAGGCTCGCTTCAGTTTTTTCTAAATCATCTTTTGCTTGTTTGAGCTCAAGCATTTTTCGAGTAACCGCATCAGCTTCGATTTGTTGCTGACGGAGCGATTTAGTGATTTCAGCTATATTACCGTTTTCATCTACTGCAAAACGAACTTTAACTTCTGCTTGATCTTGCAGTTTTTTAAGTTCGCCTTCTAATTCTTTAATTTTTGTTTTTTGAGCACCGATACTATCTTGCGTGTCGGCGATCGTAACCTTTAATTCAAGAGATGACATCTTAGTCATTTCTTGATTAATGCCATCTAGCGATTTGACAAAGTCTAAGTTTTTCTGTTGAGCTTGTTCCGCATTGCTATACCATTCGTATAAAGCACTTGCGCCAAGTGTTAACCCTGTAATGGCTAACCCGATAGGCCCACCCATAAAACTTAACGCATTACTAAATAAGCTTGCTCCTTTCTGAGCGGTTGCCAATCCAGCCATTGCAGCGGTTTCAGCTTTCGTTAATGCAATAATTTGCGCAGATTGCGCTTTCATGCGCTCACGAATAACGGTTCTTTCTTGCTCTGTTCGAGCAAGTTGCAATTGAGCAGATAAAGACTGCATGGACGCACGAGCGTGTTCAAGATCTGCTGTAGCTTGTAATTTTATGTTTTGTGCGCTTACAAGCGCTGATTGCGCGGCTTGTCGGTTTGCAGCAGACAATGCAAGTGTTTCTTGAGCTCGTTGTGATAATTTCACACCAGCAAAAGCCACACCAACCGAACCAGCAATAGTTACTATACTAGATAAATTACTAGATAATCCATCCAATACTGAAACTAGTAACTGAGAAGCACCAATTGATTTATCAGCTTCGCCAACAAATCGAGTCATTTGCGTGTTGAAATTTGTCCACGCCATCCCAAGCGTTACAACTCGTGTATTGAATTTTTCGTCAACGCTGCCTTTGGCTTTTTCCAATGCTCTAATAATAACATCGGAGGTTAGCTCACCTTCACCAGCTAAACGTCTTAGTTCACCGACTGACACGCCTAATCCATCTGCAATCGCATAAGCAAGTGCCGGTGTTTGTTCCATGACTGAGTTAAATTCTTGACCACGGAATACACCGCTCGCTAACGATTGGCCGAATTGCATTAGCGCCGCATCCGCTGATGCTGTGCTTGCACCAGAAATGGCTACGGCTTTCGCTACAGTCTCGGTCAAGCCAGCCACTTGTGACTGCGAAATTTTTAACGTCTCCGCATTTTGCGCAATACGCTGATAAATTGTGGAGGTCGAAGTTAATTGTTGATTTGTTTTGAGGGAAATATCAAAAACAGATTGCATCGCTTGCGTATGCTGCGTCTCACCTTCCGTTACCAAGCGCAATCTATTTCCAAGCTCAGTATAGTTATCCGTAAGTGTCGCAACACTTTTTACAGATTGTACGGCGTAACCACCTAAAACATCACCAGCAATAATGGACAACTTCGTTCCCATTCCGCCAAGAGAGTTTTCAATTTGAGATAGGTTTGATTTTGCATTGTTCGCAAATTGCTTGGTTTGTCGATCTGCATCAGAAATACCTTGTTTGAATTTTGCAGAATCCAAACTTAGCTGAATATTTAAATTACCTACACTCACAATCTTTGCTCCTGTCGTTGTGCCAGAAAATCTTGTAATGTTTGTCCCTCTTCTTCATTTTCATCAGAAAAAGAGGATTTAAAAAATGGCATAAAATCCTGAATCTCAGGAGTTGGTGTGTCTTTATCCTTATTCACAATAGCGAGCAGCTGCAACAACTGAGCCATACGATAATCTTCACGGAATAGGCCAAATGGTTGTTCTGCATAGAACATTTCATATTCTTGCAAATGAGATTCTGGCATTAGTTCGATTTCCGATAAGGTTTTACCGAGCGCCAAAGATAGTGTTATTTGGAATCTTCGGCGATCTGTGAGTTTTTTGGCTCACCTTGCGTAAACGCCTCAGAAAATTTTTCGATAAATTCGTTGGATAAAGACGATAGTTGTTGCAAGTCTTCTTCACTATCAAGATTAAACAGTAAATTGCCGTCTTGATCACACAAGCGAGAAGCCATAGTGCGAGCGAGCACAAACGGATCATAAAGTGCGCTTAACTGCTTCTGTAATTGTTTTTCGTCATCTAAATTTAGCTCGATGCCTTGACTTTCAGCTAGCTTAATTTGATAAGCTCTTGCACCATAGATAACGCGATTTTTATCACCAACATCTAAGTGTTTGAAATAATAAGTTGTGCCTTCAAAATCAAACTGACCAACATTGGCTTTATTTTGCAAAATTAATTCTCTTAAATTCATATTTCCCACCTAATAAAAAAGCCACCTTTTTTTATTTAGGTGGCTTTCTATCCAATTATGCTGTAATTAATAAATAATCACGTGTTGATTTTTTAATTTTGACGTTACTGTCAAACTTCGCTAATACTTCACCGCTGAAACCTGCTGATGTCTGAATAAAGCCTGAACCATATAAAGCGCCTTCTTTATTTGGAAATACGCATTTATAAGGAAAAGTTTCTTTGTTGTAAAATTTGCCACGAAGTACGGATTGCATTTTATCGCTAGGCTTATAATAGAATTTGAAGTTTAAAGCACCAAATTCAATTTCACCTGGTTCTGTAACTTTTCCTTCGTCGCAAATAGTTGTCACATCTTCTTCACCAAGGCTATCTCCCTCACTTTCAATTGAAGTCAATGTGCACCACTGATCGCTATACTGCACTTTGGCAATGGTAGCCTTCGAAAAGTCTTTAGGCAGATCAAAACGTTTCCAGCTTACTTCGTCAGCTAACGTAATCAAGCTATCGGCCACGGCTTTAACGGGATAATACCCATCCATACCACCAAGACCACTAATAAAAATACAATCGCCAGCTACTAAACCAGAGGAAGCAACGGTAATTGTAGGTGTTTCTACAGTACAAGCGGTGATTTTTTTGGTGGCTTCAAGCCCAACACCGACATAAAATTTTGTGCCTTGAACCGGCGTAGTTTTTTTACTCATTATTTACCTCTACGGAGTATGTGACATTAAAAGTCATGGTCGCTGTATGCCAACTAACTTGTTGCGAATCCTGATCATAACTATATTTAGCAAATTGCAGTGTATCTACAACACTCAATATATCTTCATCGCCTGTTAAGCTTTGTAAGATAAATTCTGCAAATTTATCTAATTTGGCTTGAGCGTCATTGCCTGATTTAAGATAAATTTGAATATTTAAATCAGCAGATAATTCCATACCACAAAACGATACGGAATCAGCCATACATTCATCTATAAATACTGCAACTGCTGGTGTATGTTCTTCAAAATCTACAAATGTAGGACGACCATTAAACCACTGCTCAATTGTCAGTTGTTGATCCTGAAATTTTTTTTGCAAAAATTCTAAGACCTTTTGTCTAACATGATTATTGGCTATCATTTCAATGCCACCATTAAATTTTTCGTGAGTTCGGTTTTAATTTGTTCAGGATAGTTATCAAGCTGTTTCTCGTACGAACTTGTAAGAGGTCTCGCCAACGGAATTTTCACAACATCAATGGAATAGCGCTCTCTACCACGTCTTTGCATGATATGAGTACGACCAGTCTTGAGTCTTTGAATAAACCCTCTCTTAATAGCATACTTACCAACAATTATCGCGCCTCGCCCGACCCACATTCGATTACTTCGATTTTCAAAAAGCCGAATAGCCGGCATATTTGAGCGTATAACTCGAATATTTGCCATTTGGCGGCTTTTATTAGCTTTGGTGATCTTCGACCGACTGCGAATGGTTTTTTGTGGTACACCAATATCCTTCGCAACCTCTTTTGTTGCGCTAGACATTGCTTTCCGAGCGATGGTATTTAACGATCTGCTGACAGCATTTGGCAATTTTTGATTAACAACTCTTTCCAAGTTACGGCTAATTTCGTTTAGCCCCGAAACTTTAACAGTCATAACTATTCCAACCGAACATAGATTAGTCCATCTTCATAATAATAGGACTTCACAAAATACGACTTTACGCCACGTGACACCGTGTCGCCGACACGAGGTTTATAACCAGTTGAACGGTATAAAGTTAATACTCGAGAAGTCCCTTGACCAGCAGCAGATAATTCATCTTGACTTAAAATACCGTCCATAGTGCGCTGAGACTCATCAAAGACGGCGGGATAAATCACGCCGTTGATCTCCCAATCTGACATCATGGTATTTAAGATGGTATTGTCCGCACCTGATAAAGCTACATCAAACAGACTAGACATTAATTTTCACATCAACCGTTGTCGATTGTGTGCCAGATGGTTGCCAAGCAATACCTAGGCGTTTGTTACTGCCACCATTGGTGGTTGTTGCACCTTCTGTATCTGACCAATACAGAACTGCACCTTGTTTAATATCATCTGCCTGTTTTGCTGGTACATTAAACACGCCAGTTGTTGCGCCAATACCTTCTTCTTTCGCTTCAACATTGCTTAACGCAATAGCCACCAAGTCACCAATGACTACAACATCACCGCTTTTGATTTTCTTCGCTGCTACAAAGCGCACGGTATTACCGTCTTGAATTAAATTCTTTGCCATAATTGCATCCTTATAAAAAATAAGCCCTCATTGTGAGGGCTTGTAAATTAAGAGTTAGTAACCTTATGAAGGCCGCGAGGATCAATCACATTCACGCCAACATCAATACGTACTTTTGACTGTACACCATCAACCGTGAAACCGTGTTCAGTTTCGAGATACGGTGAATCGTTGCCATCAAGATAGTTAACTTCAATCGCTCGCTTGTTAATACCATACCAAGATTTAGCATCCGACGCTTGTAAGCGTGGTGACTTGATTGGAGTTAATAAGTTGCGAATCGGATTGGTAATACCCGAGTTGTTATCTGCGCCAGCAACACTTTCAGATTCAAGGATTTGCTTAGCCGAGAAATAAAGCGATGTAGGTGCAAGCAAGAATTCAGGCTCAATCGCTAAAGGCTCACCGTTAGCATCAACAAAGCCATTCATAGCGGTGATCATTTTAGCAATATTCGCAACATCTAATGCAGCATTAGTGGTTAAGTTCTTACGAGAAGCATCAAATAGCGGTTTGCCATCTGCTAATTTTGTATTGCCGGTGATTAACGCAAAAACCAGTTTTGCTACTGTAGCACGTGCGGATTGCCCCATTAACATTGGAATACGAGTTAACATCCCCATGTCATCATTAATAATTGCCTGACGAGTAATGGAGAACATTTTGCCGTAGGTGGCAATTGCAACATCTACTTGTTTGTCACCTAAAGTACCATAACTATATTCTTCACCTTCGCCAACAACTGGTAACGTGCCGAAACCATCTAAACCAACACGGCTATGTTTACGGAAATCGGTTACAGTGCCTTTCGTGGTGAACTGTTCATAATTTTCAGTAGCATTGTTCCAACCTTCAAGCACCGATTTATGTGCTACATCTAATAAAATTGAGCCAAAATCGCTACTGGTGTGAGTAAATGCTAAGCCAACAACTTGAGTCGCGCTTTGGCCCGATACGCTCACACCACGATCAATAAGTGAAGCACGAGCTAATTCACGCAATGACATACCGGTATAGTTATTGTCTTTCGCATTAGCTTTATCTTTATCAAAACCGGCACGACTTAATAACGCCTGTGCGATACTATCGCCAACGATATTACCATTGCTAGCATAAGTAGCGACATTATTCGGTGTGCTTGGGGTTGTACCCGAACCAAGACGAGCTAATAGCTTATCTTTCGCTTGTTCCGCTGTGATATTAATATCACCTAAACAATCTACAAGTAGATCTTGGTGAGCTGAACCAAACGGAGCGAAAACCGCTTTAATAGAATCAACACGCTTAGCCATTTCAGCTTTAACTTGTGCTGAGTTATCTACTGCCTGAGCAACAGCAGATGGATTCACCTGATTTACTGCCGGTTCTGCTACTGGTTGAGCAGCCGGCGTTGCATTTTGTGCAGGAGTTGCGCCAGCATTACCTTGTGGCTTAAACAACATATTTTTTAATGAGTTAGGCATATTTTTATAGTCCTCTAAACGTTTAGATTGAATTTGTGCCATTGCCTGTACTGGCTCGGCGAGTTCGTCTGCAAAACCTTGTTCGACCGCTTCTTTTCCGTTCATCCAAGTTTCAACAGCTAGCATTTGAGCTAACTCCTCCTCCGTTTTACCAGTTTTGCTAGCATAAGCCGGAATTAAAGTAGCTTCTAACTTATCCAATAGATCAGCGTACTTACGCATATCATCCGCATCACCGCCTTGGATTCCCCATGGCTTGTGAATCATCATCATAGCGTTTTCCGGCATGATGACTTTATTTCCAACCATGGCAATAACAGACGCCATAGAAGCGGCAAGACCGTCAATATAGACGGTCTTGTTTGCAGGGTGGTTTTTTAATAAATTGAAAATGGCAATACCATCAAAGACACTGCCACCTGGCGAATGAATATGTAAATCAATTTGTTTTATATTGCTGCCTAATGCCTTTAAGTCAGTAGCGAATTGCTGTGCTGACACTCCCCAGCCGCCAATTTCATCATAGATTGAAATTTCAGCTTGATTATTCGATTTGGCTTTAATATCAAACCAAGTTTTATTCTCGCCGTCTTTATTCGTTCCGGTCGTCATGGCGACCGGATTCAAGATTGCCGCTTTGTTCATTTGAATTCCCTTGTGTATTTGTTAAATCAGTATCAAATTTAAGACCATGTTTACGGTTTTCTTCAACCTCTACTACTCGCCTACGTTTGACTTCGGCTGGATTATTGCCAGAAGCACGAATCGCTTCGCTTTCTGTTGCCAAACCGCCAACGATACGTTTGCGCCATGCTTCTGCTTCTTTAACAGGATCAATCCAAGGCATAACAGGCCCAGAATACACAGCGTTATAAATAGATTGAGGATCGATGTCCGGTGTAATTTTAATTTCACCGCTTACAATCGCCATTTTTAACCACTCACGATACATAGGCCGGCTAATTGAGGCGACGAATGTATCTTGTAACACTGCATAGCCTTCAAAGCTTTCGACCAATTCTTGACGTTGAGCGGAATAAGTGCCGTTATAATCACGCGCAATACTCGAATAACTCGACCGTGTACCAGCTGCAATCGCACGCATTTGACCGTTGCGAAACGCCTCAAGGTTTGTATTTGGTCGATTGCTATTAATCATACCAATATCTTCACCAGGCTTTAGGTCATCTACCACTTGACCAGGTGCAATATCAAAATAACGATTTGATTCAGCATTACTAGCGTATTCTTCGGCATCATAAATAGCTGGATCACCTTTTTTGATATACATCGTTAACGCTGCAGCAATTCTCGCCGCTACTCGTTCGGATTCTTCGTAATCTTTCAAATCAGCCAAACGAATAAGCACGGAATGCAACGTACTTACACCTCTGATTTGGTGTAGTCGCTTGCGTAAAGCAAGGTGTAGCATATTCTCTGCAGGTACACGTTTAACTTTGCCAAACGAACGATAGGTTTCTTGTGGATTTTCTGTGTAAACTTGATAGGCTATCGGCTTACGCCAAGCATTTAAATATACACCTTGTACTAGGCTACCATCAGAAACCGATTGATTCATCGGAATGAAATCAGGTTCTAATGCTTCAAGCGCAAACGGTATTTTTGTTGAGTAATTCAAGCCGGTAACATTCCCACGAACGAGCTGGATAAAAACTTCTCCATCTCTTAACCAAGTACGAAGTAGTAATCGCTCCAACACTGGGCGCGTGAATTGTCCGGTGACATCAGGAGAAATTGACCATTCAGCCCATTTCTTCCGAATTTGTTCGGCTAACGCCTCATTAACATTACCAGCAAGATCAAGCGGTTGCGGCTCTACATGAATACCACGCGAGCCAATTACTCTTTCTTCCAATTTATCAAATAGACCACTTACGATATCGTGATCTTGTTCTAACTTTCGGGCCTGTTCACGCAATGAAACAGCCGAATGCGCCACAGAAACATTAGCACCTGATGATTCACGTTGTGCTTTATGTGTTCTTGTGGGCTTGGCGGCTTCGTACATATTTAGAATGTGTCTGCCTTTGGCTCTCTCTGCCGCCCAACCGGGAGAGAAAAATGCAATTGTTTTTTCAATGAGCTTCATAATCAGAATCTCGCCACCTTAAACGTCACACCGCCACGCACACGACGAGCCTTTAACTTCGCTAAGCGCTCCTCCCAGTATTCACGGCCTTTACGAATTTCCGACAAATTCTCTCGTGAAACTGAGCGACCGTTAAATGTGACTGTTTTCCCTTGGAGTACGTCCATTTCCGCTTTTGTATAGGCTTCCACCATTGCTTGAGCGTTTTCAATAGGATTCATAGCCACCCTCCTGTTTTTCTACCGCCACCATTAATCCAGTTATTAGACTGTTTAGGCTTGGTAACGGGTTGTTTTGCATTTACCACTGATTTATTGATCGCCGTTTGTTCAGTTTCTCGCATTGGTGCTTCATCTTTAACAATAATATTGGGATTTGTATCAGGAAGCTGCGCCCAAGCTGGAATACTGCTTTCGTCATCCCATTTAATACGATCATAACCTCGTAACATCGCAACCGCTTGGCAATAGCAAAACAAGTCGAAAGCTTCATTATTGCCTTTGCCGGGTTTACGCCACTTTCCGTCCGGTCCTCTTTCTTCATAAACCAATTCTTCGAAAAACCATTCCCCCAACCAATTAGGAAAATGAATATAGTTAGCACCTACCGTTTCGCGATTGAGTGCATTAGCAATTTGATCTTTGAATAAGTCTGTTTGAAGGAGATAAATCGGAACATCGCCGCGCGCATCTGCATGACGATCGGAGCGATTCATGTTATTAGGATAAGATTTAGTAATAAGTTTACTGCGTTTGGTGCTATCACCTTTTATCAAATAAACTCGTTTTGAAATTTTGTTTGCTCGACAATAGCGCCAAAATTTATAAGCGTTATCGGTTACACCATCTTCACCGCCACTATCCACAGCCATAGCCGTAATAGGCATAAATCTATTTTCATCGTTGGATAGTCGGTATTGCTTATCGAGCACATCAGTAATCAGTAGATTCCAATCTTCTTGGTAAGCTGAAGGATCAATAGGTAATGCTTCACCATGTTCATTCGCTCGTAATGAGTAACGAATATTGTATCGATCGATAAGCCATCGTTCGCCATTCTCGCCATAACCAACGACTTGAACAACAAAACGTCTTTTCCTTCCGCCTTGTACATCTACCGCCGCCAATAAAAAACGACAGCGATCGGGAACAGTTCTTTTTTCCGTTTGCTCTGTGCGTTCCAGCAACTCATCACTTCGTCTTTGTTCGAGTGCTGATCTCGGCGTGTATGGTAATCCCCAGTCAGTATTTATTACTGCTTTTAGTGTTTCTTCACTGCCGGTATCCTCGTATTCTTTTTCTGCATTCAGCAATTTGTAAGTAAGTTGTGACCAAGTTTGATAAGCCGCTGCTGGTCCTTCTAACCAAAATGAAGCAATACGAGAATTTCTACCTTCACCGCTAATTACTCCACGCTTATCGATTGTTTGGCCTTCTTTAAGCCAAACACCTTTAATATTAAGTTCTCGCTTTAAGTCTGGAGAAACCAAATGCGAACAATGCGGGCATTGTAGGCGAGCATTTTCACTTGCTTTTACCAAGTCTAAATCATCACGATAACCGACCATATTCGCCATACTTGGCTCAAAATATTCTGAGCAACTCGGACATGGCCAATAAAACCGGCGGCGATCACCACGGTTATAAAGTGATAATATTCCAGTTGTCGGCGGCGCTTCGTGCGTTGAGCTTGGTCTATATTTCACATCGGCTATATCTTTACCCGGTGAGCTTTCAACAAGTGTCATGCCGGCAGACATAAATGTGGTGGTACGTTTGGAAGCAAGTGAATATCCGTCACCTTCGCCATCAATATCATTTGGCCAGCGGTCATAATCTGTTAGCGCAACATATTTATAATCCGAAGATGAAAGCACGTTAATGGATGGCCAGCCAATTTTTAGCAAGTTACCCGCACGAAAATACTTGTCGTGGACGTTGTTGTCATTTTTGCGCGGACTCAATCGCTTAGCAACCTCAGGAGAGCAACGGAACATTCGATCAAGACGTTTCCGGCTGTGTTCACTTGCTTTTTCTTGAGTAAGCTGAACAAGCAACATATCCGAAGGATCACACACAATGGCGTATGTTATCCAGCCGTCAATCAAACCGATTGTTTTCCCAGTTCGTGCCGGCCCGACAAACACAACAGAATCGTATTCACGAGAGTTTAAACAGTTCATTGGTTCCAGCATATAAGCGGCGGTATTTCTATCCCATTTTACTGAGTTTGCGCCACCCATCGGAACTCGCATATATTCGGCAACTGCATCAGCAATCTGCATTCGGCGTGGTGCTTTTACGGATAATGCAATGTCTTTGCGGATTTCTTTCGGAGAAGCAAACATTTTTATTCTTCCTCCGGTTCGCTATCTGCATTCTGAATATGAATAGCTAGTTGATCCCGAAAATCATCTACTAGCTCCTGAACCCGAATTAATGCTTTCGGCGGCAGTCCGGCATCTCGCTCTAAAATATCAGGCAATGTTTCTAATTGCTGAACAATCGCTTTCGCCATTGCCGACATTTCTAATGCAACTTCGGTCGCTTCGCACAATTCACCGGTACGTTTTTTATATTCCAATTCTTCACGCTTTGCGCGCCAGTAAGACAGTTGATCAGACGGTGTCATCGAATCGACATCTGCCAACATCTTATTAGCGAATCCCATCATCAATAAATCGCGTAGAAGATATAGCTTTAGCTTCGGGTTACTACCCTGTGCTGGTGTAATCGGAGAAACACGCTGAGACACCGTCTGACGGTGCATTCCAGTGATTTCTGCGATCTGATTAATGTTTAATTTTAGCTCGTGAAAATTTTCCATAACTACAAAAACCTAATCAAAAAACACCGCTTAAAAATCCCACAAACGCCACATGATGATGATGCCTAGAAATCGAAAAATCTGCCGAAAACCGCGAGCCCCCAACCCCGTGGAAAGGGTACCCCCTCCGGAGTACCTTTTTAAGGTATAAAGCCTTGGTTTGCCATATACAGGCTACATTACTTAGCTATGACCCCGAGTGTCTTGGCATACACTCAGATTCATGGCTAAATCATGTAGCATTTGGTTTACATAAAAGAAAACCGCACCTGTTACAGTGCGGTTATTTGAAGTTATTTATTGGTATGTTGCTTTTGCCATCGCCTGATACCGTCAACCTGACTTGCGCAAGTATCACGCTCAGCTGTTACTGTGATTAAATGCTCCAACGCATCTTTGTATGTCTTACCAGTAAACTGGCTACGCTCACACGGAACAAGATACGCTTGCGGTGGATATTGATATATCGTCTTTGTAACAACTGGCTTATTGCCGCAACTGCTCAATAACAGCGTCAGGCAAATGCTGGTTAGCACACTGATTGTCTTTAAGCACATATCTCACCACCTCTTTTTTATCTATCGCTTGTCGTCTAAATTGTGCAGCTAAAGCGGACTGTTGCTCGACTGCTTGTTGCTCCGCCACTAATGAGACTTTGAGATTAGCAGTCTCAGCCTCAAGCGTTGCGTTAGTCGTCTCAAGCGATTGGATTTGAGAGGTCTGCTTGTCGTACTGGCTCTTTAGTACAGATAGCTGATTTTGCGTTGTCCATAATTTAACAAGCAGACCAATAAATAAGGCGGCCAGAATACCCGCCGCCCATAGTTTTGCTTTACTTAATAACGTAAACATATTAACTCATCAATTTGTCGTACTTAGCTTGACGATCTGCCAAACCGTTTAACCCGCCATTAACTCGCTTAGTCACATCAACTACACGTTTGAGTGCTGCGAGATTGTTTTTCTGCCAATACCAAATGCCGGCAAGTACGATCAACTCTAAATCTGTACCAACATCATCGAGTTTAATCTCTCGACCCAGCCACTTACGGAAGGCTGTGTAATTGTTTTTGCCGGTGATTTGAATTAAGCCACGACCACGGAATTTATAGCCATCACCGCTTTGCTCGTCACCATTACCCATACGGTTAGCGTAAGCGCGGTTTGCAATCTTTTCCGGCTGTCTCGCATACGCCTTTACATTACCGGAATTAAAATATTTCGGAAACGTACGGAGTAGCGCCACGTCCGAATAATTCAGATTTTCGGTAAACACACTAAAGCCCGCCGTCTCGTGCCCGCATTGAGCTAAAAACATAGCCTGTTGCTCTTTTGTCTTGCAACCGGCTAAACCAATATATTTAGCAATCTCGTGATAAATTAGAGGCTTGGAATTGGGAAAGACAGAAAGAAATTTAGACTCAGAAATGTGCATTTTGACATCTAGCGAATCTGATATTTGCTGCATCATATTAATTAAACTCATCGTAATCATTAACCTTGTCTTGTTTGCCGAAACCTACGTCGTTAACGTCAATCTTTTTGCGAATCAAAGCAAACAAAAATTCACGAATCTTTTCAGCCCCGACAAATCCAAGCATTCCGCCAACAAACGTAGATAAACTCTCACCAACGCCGGCATACACTAATAGCGACATAGACGATAACGTTAGCGCCCCACAAATTGCACCATCAAGCAACCGCTGGCGGAAGGTAATCTTTTGTTGTAAAAAAAAACCACGTAACATAGACATAAAAAAAGCCATCACAAATCCTGTAATGGCACTGTAATTTTGTTGTAGATAGACTAATAAAGCAGTCCAAATCTCGGGTGTTTTATCCGGCATTTTATACATACTCCACCCCGCTTTATCTTTTTCGAGGCAATAAAAAACCCCGACCGGCAAAAACCGATCAGGGCTATAAAATTTGTAGTTGCGTGATGCGCTTGCACCTACCGCAAGGATATTAGTGAATCTATCATTCACGTGCGCACAAGTCAAGAGATAAGTTTTTTATTTTTTTATAAATTTTGCAAAAAAACACTTTACAACTTCGCAAATGCGAAGTAATATATACACATCAAGACGCAATGGTGCGATTGAATCTTTAGGAGAATTTATTATGTATACCTCAGCAGTAAAAACCTTTCTAACATTCACTACTCAAGAAAAGATCAACGCTTTAGCGAGCCGCAATACAGCCGATGAACGCAGAGCGGTGATCCAGTCAATGCCTGAAAACAAAAGATACGTACTGCACGGACGTTGGAGTCGTGAAGCCATCTTGAGATTTGCAGGAAAACGTAATTTCAAAGGTCAAATCACCGTGACATACACAAAAATGAATTACAGCAAGCCAAGCTTGACTAGTGATGAATCACAATTTGAATTAGAGCTAAGATAATGACAGGATTAGAATTAAAACTAGCCCGACACACTCTCGGGCTAACTATTGCAGAAGCAGCTGAACACATTGGCAAAGTTTCAAAAAGAAGCTGGGAATATTGGGAAAGCGGTAACTTTAACGTCAAAGATGACGTGGAAAGAGTAATTAATCAATTGTTAGCGAGACGGAAGGAGATTTTAGAAAGCATAATCGAACAAGGGCAATCCGCCAAGAAAATAGCTGTTATCTATTATCCGACTCCGGAATATTGTTCAGACGTGATCGAATGGCGCTTTAGTCAATCTCTTGCGACTACTTTGTCGATTGATTTTGGCGCACAACTAGTAACATTTGATATTAAGAGCTACAACCAATTTTTAACTGTTCATAACTTAGAAGATAATCAAGCTTCACGCAGTCATTGGGCTGCAACACAAAGCGAAAAAGTTATTAATTAACACCAATAGCCTCCAATCGGAGGCTTTTATTATTTACTTAGCGCTTTTGCTCGAGATTTACTGAAATAGTCGAGTCGATTATAAGTCACAACGACCGAGTCAGATATATCTGACAATGTGTCGTCCTGTCTAACCGAAATTGTTGCCAGTAAATCATCTTTTACGTACTGATAAGATTTTATAACGCAGTAACCTGTCTCAACGCACACTTTATGAGCTTGCGGCAAAATAGCGAGTTCTGATTTTCCTAACCCGTTACCAGTTAATTTTGAGTCGTAGAAATCAAAAATTCGACTTGATTCTTTTTGCGATATGTCTAAAAAATAACCCGACACAGACACAAGTTTAGCTCCATCGAATTGTGCGAGATAGTGACCGTCTTTAATATCAGGTGCTGGCGGAATAATCTCATATCTGCCAACTGCTAAATTTTTAAATCTAGTATCGCTTGATTTTAAATTTGAAATCTCCGCCTCGCTCATATCCCAAGACATACCAAACGCTTGCACCGGCAGCTTATCTCCGCAAGCACTAATAAGACAAGCCGCCAAAATTAATAATAATTTACGCATACATAACTCCAAATGACAACAGTTGTAATTATTATACTTCATGTTTAATAAAAAAGCCCTGCAATTACACAGGGCTTATCAAAATTATGAATCTAACTTGTAGCAAACCGACAAATTCTTCGCAATTACAGCGCCAAGAACAAAACTTTTGGCAATTGTCAAAGACCGGTAAAGTGTGGTCTTTGATATATCCAAATCTTTGACTAGTTGTTTTTCGTCATAGCGCATCACGTAGTTACCAAGTAACACATAATATGCCTGCTCATCATATTGCTTGAGATTTTTAATTATTCCATCAATTTCGATCAAATCATCGTCGGTTGTCAGAACGATGCAGTGATGTTTTTTAGGCGAATCAGCCACCCAACTCGCACACTTACACGGAAATTCCGTGCCGACGCGTGACTTAGCGTGTCTCCCCCATCTAAATAACGTTGCGTCAATATCAATTTTAAGCATTTGCAATCTCCTTAATTCTAACGATCACCGCTCCGCCTTTCTTGTTGCCCTTGTCGGTAAATGTGAGTTTTTTGACATACTTTCGCGAATCATCCACGATCATTTGGCTCTGCACTAACGAATCCAAAATACATTTGCCCAAATTATCTAAATCACGGTCTCGGTTATCCGGAAAATATACATCTAACTCAATTTCGACTTGACCGCCAAATTTATATAACCCTTGACTCGCAATAAACACTTGCCATTGATAAGTTTTACCCCGTGGGCTCACTGCCATTTTATTTCGCCCTACACGCTGCCAGTAGTGATTGACGCTTGGCGGATATGGCAAAGCCATTTCAATATAATCACTCATTTTTACCCCCACTTAATACTTATAAGCGCACAAAACACACTTAATAAAAAACAACCGCCAATAAAAATATCTTTATCTGTCATTAACACTCAACGCCTCTAAACTTAATGCTCTATCTAAAAATCTAAATAATAAATCCGTTTGCTTACCGTAATTTTGTTCGAACAACTGCGCATTACAGTGCAATTCGTTGTGATGTACTCGGCATAGCGGAATCACGAATAAATCATGCTCTTTACTTCCCATCTTGCCTCGCCCTTGCCCAATGATGTGATGTGGGTCATCGGCTCGTTTACCGCAACAAACACACGGTTGTGATTTTACAAACTGCAACCACTTACTTGATTCAAATCGTATCTCTTTCGGTTTTGCCATAAAACTTGCCGGCGGTTCAGGATCTGCTTTTAGCTTTAAAATCGGCTGCGCTAGTGTTTTAAAAATCTTATGCGGGTCTGCTTGCTCCGCTGCGTAAGTCGTAGATTCTCTATGATCGTGAGTTTCTTTTGGCGGTAGATTTAATAACAGACGAAGGTCTTGCTCATTAATTGCATTAATACAATTTTTCGCAACTGCCCACGCGAACAAGCACCCTAAATTCACGCTTTCATCCGCTTGGAGACTTAGGTCTTTACGAATTTTATATGCAACAAACTGCACCCAATTTTCTTCCGCCAATGCGTTTAACTCTTCCTCGTTTGCTTCGCCCCGGTGCGCTATACCATCATGGTGCCAACAAGTGCGGATAAAACCTGTTTTCGTGCGTGTAACCGTCATTTCTTTATGGCAATAAGCGCCGTCTCTACACTGACAAATTGCAATTTTGCGTACCCATTTGGATAATTCAGCTTCTCCGCCCGCTGCTTTGCGTACTAATTCCGATTTCGCAAAGTCAGCTAGTTGTGGACAAGCGGTCGAATTCTGCAAATTTTTTGCAATTTCTATCTTGCCGGACGGTTGCGTTTTTAAGTTATCTGTCGCCGGCATTAAAATAGTACGCTCACCGAACGCTAGCTTATTTACCGTTGGCGGAATACGATAAAACACAATCCCCGCTTCGGTCTGAAAGTATGGTTTGAGTAATAATGCTTCAGTCATCTGTTAGTTCCCATATACCAAAATAGCCACAACTTTTCGTGCGATTTAATGAGCAACCATTGCTTACTTGTGGGAATGGCTTCGGCTCAATTAAATGTCCCTCACATTGGAATCGGTCATCTCTCATCTCGCTACAAAGAGCCGGTAAATCCGGTACATACCAATCTGTCAGCGGAGCGTTACATTTAGGGCATTTATGCGTTGTTATCATTGGTCCCAACCTGTTTGATTTTGTCATAGCTAACATAACTTGTTAAAAATCCCTCTGCGTATGGGTCAAATACGGCAAACATCTGCCATTTAGGGTTGTCACTCACCGGCAAGCCGGTTACTGGGTTAATAAACGCAACTCTTTGCCCGATAATGTCGATCACCTCTGTGGCATTTTCTCTAATGAGTTGAAACCACTCTGTAGATTTGTCCGCATTGAGCAACATCACAATAAAACATTGCTTCTCACGCATTAACCGGATGGCTTGACGCACAAATTTTTTAACATAGCCTCTGCCGTATGGCGGATTAATAAAAATTCGTGCGTGATTTGGGATAATCTGCGTAACCGCGTCAAAATTCAGAAAATCAATTTCAGGAGTAATAAATCTTTCACAAATAGCATTCTCTGCTGTCGCCGCACCATCCCAATTTACTAACCACCGGTATTTGGCGTAAGTGCGGCATTCCGGCGGTGTTTGCCAAGTGTTTTTGTCAAAATCAGTCATTGCTAAGCTCCTAATGTCGGGATCGGTAAATCGTGAATTTGCTCCGCCACGGCTTTGATATTGCCGGCAATCACGGAATTAATATTATGCTCGGTCGGGTGTGCGTTTTTTGTTTTGATAACGCAGTAGTACACGAATTTTTTGCGTAGATCTCTAAAATCCGTACGATTGAATAGTGTCGGCGTACTTAGATAACGCTGATAAACGCCTCGTACCTCATCCACCGATGGCATATCCGCAATTTGTGCTTTGCGGTTTGCTTCCGCTTCGCTCACCCACTTGCCATTTACCGCTACCGGTCTGCCAGATTCTGCCCAAGCGGTTGCTTTCGGCAAGTAATCTTCAAAGTTCGAAGATCGGAAAATCGTTTTAGGCCCAAGATGTTCACGCATTTTTCCATCTCGACCCCATTTCGCAACGAGGTAATCAATCACAAGTTCGCAATCTTGACGGGTAGAATCCTTCAAGCGAGCCGTCGCAAGTTTTAGCGAATTACCCGAGGTTTTGAATTTTGGCAATTTGATTCCCACCACATCGCTTAATTCCGCCAAGCGGTCATTTAAATGATTTAACACAGCAACGCTTTCGAGCTGTGTTTCCCCCACAGGGGGATTAAGGGGGGATTGATCTCTATTATTATTAATATCTTGTATATATTTATCTGGCGAATTTTTTTCCGCGACTTCACGAATTTTTTTTCGTTGTTCTTCGGATTTTAATTCGCCTGACGAATTTTTTTCCGCCTCGCGAATTGGGGTGATTTGATTCCACTCAGAGCCCTTATCGGTTAAGCGTACATAATACTTACCATCCATTAACACCATGTCTATAATGTCTTTATCTTTAAGCGCATTCATGTGACGTCGAGCAGTATCACGTTTCCAACCTTCGGCAAGTAACTCTTCAGCCACTTTACTTGGCTCCACCCAATAATATGTAAAACCATTGATAACGGTCGCTTTAGCCCACGATGACGCTTGATTGATTAAATCAACAATACCGCCAAGAGATGGCTTTATACCCCACTCAAGACAACGCACTTGATTAATGTGTATTGAATATCTCATGCTGCCACCTTGCTGTGATAATATTTTCCGTTCCAGTCCGATTTCATCGGGAGCTTACCTTTCATGTAGTCTTCAAAAATTTTGATAGCACCGGTTTCTAATAACACCGGTTTATATACTGTGAGTTCAATCCTTGATACAGGATCCACCTCAACTCTTTTAAATGATTCGGTTAAATACTTATCTCGAGCGTGAGCGAATACCCGCCAACTGTATTTATCTTTATAGAGCCAACCCTTTGAGCGCAAATAATCGTTGATTTTGTTACTATTTACACCGTTCAAACCTTTAACAAATTGCGCCGGTGTTAAACCGGGTTCGAAATATGATTTCAGCGCATTGTTTTCTTCGGTTTTTTGCTTATTCTCAAGTTGTAAGATTTGATTCTGCTCCGCTTGATCGGCTGCTAAACGTAATGCTTCCGCATACGTTTGTGGGATTACCGGTGTTTGTTGCTGTAACTGAGCTTCAAGCTCTTGCCAGCGGTCGATAATTCTTGCGGTAAATTCAGGGCATAATTGCGCTACAACAATTAATGATTCACGCTTGCCCAAACGATAAATTTTTTGTGTGCGAGCACGTCCTAACATATCTGCTATCGGTTCATCCTCCATTGGAGGGCGAACAAAAACGCCCCGTTCGGCACACCGCTCAATCGTGCGTTTTACATTATCGTGACGAGCTTCGACTAACTCCGCCACCTCGGTGCTTTTCATTAATAAACCGCTTGCATTTTGTCCGCCAAGCGGTAAACTATTTATGTACATTGAAGCTGGCATTTATGCCTCCTATCAAGACCAGCGCTAGTGATATAGCGCTGGTTTTTTATTGCCTGTTTTCTGGTGGAAACACATCATCAATTGATACATTTGCACCAAACTTATTTAACGCTTCTACTAGTTTTCTTGAAATTGCTAATGAAGGCGTTCTTGTTCCAAGCTCATAGTTGGAAATTCTCCCTTGCCCACAGTTAAGCTCTTGAGCCAATTGCAGTTGGGAAATGCCAATCTTATTTCTAAATTCTGCAAGTTTATTCATTTTAAATTTCACTTTGTGTTTAAAATAAAATAATTTAATCACATTAAGTGATTAATGGCAATCACTTTTTGTCGTTAGTTTTATATAACGGTTCGTGATATTATTATTTCATCAAATCAAAGAGGGCTAATGCTATGAATACAAAACCGATTGGCGAAAAAATTAAAGACTTACGAAATGCGCAAAAATTAAGCCAAAAAGAATTAGCTGATCTATGCGGAAAATTAGATACAAGAAAGAAAGGTTCTAAATGGGGACAGTCTCGAATAGGGAATTACGAAACAAGCGCAAGAGTACCGGATTTAGATGATATTCGAATCATTGCTACAGTATTAAAAACCGAGCCTTCAGAATTAGCTTTTGGTAGCGATGAACTTGAAATAATAGGAAAACCAAAGGATGGGATTATCCCAGTAGTGGGTGAAGCAGCAATGGGACGTGACGAAACTGTAAGATTGGAAGAATTAAGAACAGGCTACATCAATTTATACAGCGCAGATCCTGATGCTTACGCCGTTCGTGGCAAAGGTTCATCAATGGAACCACGCATTAAAAGCGGTGAATATATCGTGATTGAACCAAATACACCCGCAATGAATGGTGATGATGTGCTGATTTGCACTACTTCGGGTCAGTATATGATTAAGACTCTTGATTGGCACCGTGATGGTGAATATCGCTTTTCAAGTATTAATAACTCTCATCCGCCATTCAATCTACCGGAACATGAAGTGGTTAATATTCACACCGTGGGAGCAATTGTTAAGGCCTCTCGTTTTACAGCATTTGAAACGATTGATCCGGTTATCGAATCGTAAGATTAAACACCGTATTTCGCTGACGAATTAACAGTCAAAAAGCTACGTTCATGCGTAGCTTTTTCTATTTGAGCCAGATGCGTTTTTAATTCCCTCGAATTCGGGGGAATTAAAACTTGCATTATTTAATCTCTTCCAATCAACTAAAAATGTTTCCACTCTAAACCTTGAGTAGCAAATGTAAACTGTCCCTTACCATAATTATAAAAACTCGCTTCTACAATCAGCTTATTAGATTTTCTCAACTTCTCAACAAAAGTTTTCATCGATTTTGGATTTTCAATGAATAGCGTACTGTTATCACCACCATCAGAGCCAACCATTCGATAGCTTTCCAGTTTTTCACTATCAAATTTTACCGTAATTTTACAGCTCTCAATCATGCAGCCATTAAACTGACCATTTACAGAAAATATCACGTCATTGCCATATTTAGGATCTTGGCGCAAAGTCAAATTCATCGATGAATCATTATAAGGGAAACCAAAATCAATAGTATTACTAGAAATAAGCGTCGCTGTATGCGTTGTTGCATCCCTCAATTCATCTCTTTTCTGACGATATTCCCATTTCACTTTTTCTACGTTTTCCTCATTAGCCTTCTGCTCTTTTTTCATAAAAACACCATCATAGCATTCAAGACGTTTCGTACTGTCTTCAATCTTGCTGCAACTGTCCCCTGTTACTTGTGCCAAAGATAAGGACGGCACACACAATAAAGCAATTAATAATTTTTTCATAAAAACTCCTTAGGTATAAAAATCTTTTTCATTCTAATGAAAAAGCGAATTTTATTCCGTGATCATTCTCTCAGAATCACTTCTAAAACCACTCAATAGATTAAAAAACAATCAATCAAACCAATCCGCAAAAAAATTATTTCCTTTAAAAATCAACAATTTATCACAATTTGTGATAAATATCAGATAAATAAATCACAATTTGTTATTGACTTATAAAACACAAATCGTGATAATACACACATCAAAACGCAGTACAGCAAAACAAACTGCAACGCTCTTTAACAATTTGGTGCTTATGCGAACGAATATTTAGACCGCAAGAAGTAAACTTCAACGCTTCATTCATAGAGGGAATGAATGTTTAGGCAGTGCACTCGCAAGGTGTAAAGAGCTAAACGCGCAACACTGGTATTCAATGTTCTAAGCAATCACATTCCGATAATCGGATACGGATATAAGCGGCACCCGACAGTATGGCAAAGCTGGGCGGGCGACAGAACCACACCGTTTGGTCTGTTTTCCAGTTGGTAAAAAATGGGAAAGCAACAGACAGCAAACGTTAGCTAAAGGCGTGACAGCTTGGAGAGACAAGCATCCTACGGCACTTTCACAGGATTTGAAAGTGGCTCTTGATTTAATCACAAGTGAGCGACTTCAGGAGAAGTATTAAATTGGGACTGATTATCCCGAATGTATGTAAGACTCTTCTTGCTGACTGTGGCAAGTATAAATAATCACAGTCACCAATGCTAGGCTTGCTAATATTGGCCATAGGACGGAACTTATAACTCCGGAAAGCAATCAGCAGATAACTGATGTAATGTGGGTTCGATTCCCACGCCTAGCACCAACGATCGCATAGCTCAATGGATAGAGCAACCACCTTCTAAGCGGTGGGATGAGGGTTCGAATCCCTCTGCAGTCGCCACCTATAAGCATATTCTTTGAGTGTGCTTATAGGTGGGAACACCGTAATTTGACATTTATATCCGATAATCATACCGCCATTCACGGTGGCGGTATTTATCAGAAAGCGCACTGGAGGTACTCCGTTATTGTCGTTGTCAAAGTGCTTGTAAAACTCCTTTAGTGCGCTTTCTAATGAATGGTTATGGATTGTCGTTCATTGTTTTAAATGCGTATGTATGTAAGTTGAATAAGGAGGATGGTATGTAAATCATTTATCTCTGTTTTGATTGATTTGTAAGTTCCCCTTGCCTGTTTGGGTAAAACAGGCGCTATTTAAAACCGCTCTAGAGTCTCCACTCGGGTTCTTTCTTGTTTGCACTCTGCCCGAGTTAGAGCGGTTCTAAATGGCAAGTTGATCGGCTGAAACTTTAAAACGACCGATTCATTTCCTTAGGTAATGACCTCCTCGCCCCTCTCTAGTTATTGGATTGGGGCTTTTTTTTAACCAAATCATCCCTTCGAGGACAATATTATGAGTAATTTATCAATCTCCCTTCTTGCTCTTAGCGCCGCTATGTTTCTCGGAGGGCAGATCGTAACAACAAAAGATCTAGACGGCAAAGAATTGGTTGATTCCATTCATTGCCAACAGAAAGGCGGCACAATGGAGTGGGTTGAAAGTGGTCAATTTTTCGTAAAAAACCTCAAATGCCAATACCCACAAACAACACCAATCGAATTTGTAAATAACGAAGGACTTAACAATGGCTATTGATGACTGGAATTTATATCCGCAGAAACGACCGATTAAAAGCGGTAACTATCTTGTAGTTGTGACCATCAAGAACGAATCACTTGGTATAAACCGGCTCGTAACGCTTAGTAATTATGACGCAATGAAGCATGAATTTGATTTTGATGCTCGAATGAAAGAACGTGAGAGTGCTGAACGTGTTTATGCTTGGGTTCACTATAAAGAACCGCCTCCGCCGCCAATGCTTAAAACGCCAAAAGGAAAGAAAAATGAACGCTAGAAATACTCTGCTACAACTAATCGAAGCACGCAAAGAACTTGATCGCCAGTTTAAATATGTTGAGCAATTACAGATTGACGCTGTGCTTACAATTTCACCGGTAAAAATTGGCGATCTTGTGCCGCTTGGTAAAAGCGAAATTAAAGTATTCAACATTGTTATTAACCGTATTTTATCAGATGGCGTAGAGTTTAAGATTTACGGCTACGTCAAGAAGATGGACGGCACATTCGGCAAACATCATAGATGCGTTTATCAAACGCTGACATTGACTGATATTAACTAACAATAGGTAAAAAAATGCAATCTACACAAGACATTTTGAACGAACGCCAAGCACAGCACGGCAGCTATGAGGGCTTTTGCGAAATCTACGGCGGTTTACGAAAAGTCAGCGATAAACACGCCGAAAAGCTCACTTGGCAACAACAAACTGCGGTCGAAATGATGTTATTCAAAATTGCCCGAATTCTAAACAACGGAGCAAATCATCAAGATAACTATCAAGACATTGCCGGCTACGCATTATTGGGTGGTGGGCTTTTTGAACCGGAGAAACCTGCAACAACGGAAATTACAGGTGCGACCATCAAAACCAAATATGACGACAAATAAACCGCCAACCGGCGGTTTTTTATTAACCAAATCAACAATCAATCCAACATGGAGAAACAACATGAGCAACTTAACCCCATTCGATCAAACATTATCTAAACTTAACCGTGGAGAACTTAACGATGAATTAACCAATGTACTCGCTGAAGTCGTCAAAGCCGTCCGCCAAACTCGTAAGCAAGGTTCAATTACACTGACTCTGAATGTTGCTATGCTGAATACTCGTACCGAAGATTCAATCAAAATCACACCGAAAGTCAGCCGTAAAATCCCTGAACTTGATCGTGAAGAAAGCATTGTATTCTCAACAGCAAGCGGTGATGTGTTATTTGATGACCCGAATCAGCTTAAAATGGAATTAAAGGCGGTTGAAGAAAAACCGAAAGGTAGCTTAAAAGTTTTAGCAACTGCCGCAGCATAATCATTAATTAACTAACTTTATATAAGAAGGATCCTATTATATGGAAAAAATTATCAAAGAAATCGCAAGCCTAGCTTCAAATGGTTTGAATGTTGGCGAATTAGCAGGTACACCGGCAATTCTTACCCGTGATGATTTTGAAATCAAATCATTAGAACATTTACAACCAACACCAAATCGTATTCGCCAAGCGGTTACGGTCTCCACTTCACAATCTCTTATTGATTACACCAATAAATTCAAAATTGCCGGTACAGCTATTTTTTGCGACTTGGATTCACTGAACGTACAAACTATCTTTGATTACCACGCAAATCCGCAAGCAGCCCGTTGGGGTGACCATACAGCAAGCTACACTTGCCCGCACTCGAAAGACTGGAAGGCTTGGGCTGGTAAAAATAAAAGTGCAATGAGCCAAATTGAATTTGCGCAGTTCATTGAAAACAACATTCATTGCGTAGCAAGTGAAGGCAACGTAGTAAGCGGTACTGAATTGCTGGCGATGGTGCTTACCTTTGAAGAAACTCGTAAATCTGAGTTCAAGTCGGTACAACGTTTACAAGACGGCACAATGTCATTCGCATTCACAGATGAAAAAAGTGGTGGTGGTAAAACACGCTTGCCAGAAGAAATCATCTTAGGTTTGCAACCATTCCACAATGGCGACTACTACCAAATTAAGGCTCGCATTCGTTATCGTATTAAAGATGGTTTATTAACCTTATGGTATGAACTCATCAATCCTGAAAAAGTGATTGAAGATGCGTTTAAGACAACGATTGAAAATCTGAAATCAAACATTCCTGATGTAGATTTTTACGAAGGCAATTTAGCGTAATCGTAAATTTTGACTGAAAACAGACCGCTTGTTCGAAAGTTCAAGCGGTTTTGTTTTATAGCATTAAAATTTTAATTGCAGTCAGAGAGCATTGGACTTTGTGGAAGAACAAATAAGAAATTGAGGGGCCAATATGTTAAGTGAAAATGACAAACAAGCTATTTTGAATGGCGCTTTTGGTGTGACTAGAACGGGTCAAAAAGCTAAATTTTTAGGTAAAAACGCGAGATCCGACCACACTTGGTGGTGTTTTTATAACGATGATGGTTCGGTTGATGATTTTAAACCATTTCAGAGTGTTTTTGAGTACAGAGAAAATAAGCAAGCTCATTTCGATATTATTGGTTTATGGCAAGACAAACCGGAGCCATTTGACTTAGATCGAGCTTTGAAAGGGGAATGTATTAATTACAGCGGTGAGCCTTGTTATATATATTACAGCAACCGAAAAACAGAAACGCATGAATATATTGTGGAAGCCTTAAGTGGTGCATTTGTGTTAGGTCAAGTGCATTTGAATGAGCTTGAGAAGTGTGCAATGTGGAAAGACCCTGAACCGCAGTTATCAACTAATAGTTTACAACTGCCTAAGCCAATAACCAGCTTTAAAAATAATAGCGATATAGTTTATATGCTAGCTGCTGACGCTTTGACAGGCGAATTTAAAGTGGAAGAAGTTAAACCTTTTAACCGACATGCATCAATGCGAGTCAATGGAAGATATTACAATTCAAAACAAGATGTAATAAAAGTCATCGAAGCAATCACAGGTAAACAATACGAAGGCCGCTAGAAATAGCGGTTTTGTTGTTTTTGAAGAGGGTAAGCAAATGAATACCAACAAATGGAAGTCATTATTTTTTCTATTAAGCGGTGTGTTTACGTCAAATTTATATTTCATCGGATTAAATGCAGGCGTTTTCGGCGCTCAAGTAATATCAGTGCTATTAGTAATGGCGCTAACTTGTTGGGCAATTTTGGCGGATTAGACTATGAGCAAGTTGAAATTTAATGAAAGCTTTTTAGCGGATGTCGCCGAACATAAAATTACCGTAATTGAAAATACGGATAACGCTAAAATTTTTCGCTGTGCCAAGCCAAACGAAATCAACCAATCTTTCACAGTGATTTATGCTGCTAATAGAGTGATTATTACTGGAGATATGGGGGATTACGCTTTTGGGCGTTTGGTAAACCCCTATGAGTTTTTCTCGCAAAATGAATCTGCTCTCTCCTTCGATTATTTAGCAGAAAAATGCCTAGCGGAAGATACCAATGCACACATCAGAAAATTTGATAGCGAAAGCGCAGAAAATATTATTCGGACCAATATTGAAGAATACGCCACTGAACTAGAAGAATGCGAGCAAGATGCGCTGTTAATGGAATTCGAAGATTCGATTGAATTTGTGGATTTTTCAAATCAGTTTGAAGTTGAGCAATGGTTTGTAGGAATTAGCTATGACCCGTTGAGCGATGCACTTAATGATATATGTTTGGATGATTTTAATGTGTATTCTCACCATTTCAAGTGGTGCGTACAAGCTATCGCTTGGGCAACACGTGAATTTAACAAGGTGGTAAGTAAAAAATAAGGAAGAAGAAAATGAAACAGAACACCATTAATCAAATTGAAAGTTGGTTTAAAACCGCAGTACCGAATCCAACGATTGATAATCAGCGAGTGCAGCTAGGTTGCCACCTCGAGGAAGTCTGTGAGATGCTCATGAGTTTGGGAGGATTCAGTGAGGGCGATGAATTGTATTTTTTATCGGAAAAAATGAAAAATAGAACAAGTTATAACGATGTTATTTCTGGTATGAGTAATTTTGACAAAATTGAGTTGCTCGATGCCTTATGCGATCAAATTGTAACAGCTATCGGCGTAGCGCATATGTTCGGTATGGATATTCAAGGAGCGCTGCAAGAAGTAGCCAACAGCAATGACAGCAAGTTTGAAGATGGTAAACCAGTGTTTAACGAACACGGAAAAATTGCAAAAGGCAAGAATTATTTCAAGCCGGAACTCGCTAAATTTATTAAAAAGGATTTAGAAAATGACTAAAGAATTACCACGTTTCGGTGAAATTTGTTACTTTACGATCAAGTTAAAAGGTATGAATCAGTCACATGAATGGCTTGGCTATTTAAGCTATAAAGCGATAGATCGTGAATTTGCCGAAGATGAAGAATATTTTTACGATGAAGACGGTAATTGTCTCAAGCGTTTTGTCTATATTCCCGAGATAGATAGTTCATGTAGTATCAATGATGTTGTAAGTTGGCGACCGTTGCATAGTTGGAATAATAACGAGAGTACTCGACCGGAATATGACGGCACTTATCTTGTTGTTTTGGATGACGGACAAGTGACTACGCTAGATTATGAATCTTGGGAAGGATGGAGCTGTTACAGCGATGACGAGATATTATATTGGATGAAATTTCCAGAACCACCTAAGGAGGTTAAAAATGGAAAAAGAAAATAACGGCTGGATTAGTGTTAAAGACAAAAAACCTGAGCTTGACTGCGGAATAAAATCTGAAAACTTATTGTTATATGGCTATAAATCCGATTTCGAAGACTATGTAGAGATTTTTATAGGTTATATGATCAACGGAAATAGATTTTATTCAGATAATGGCGAATGTGGCAAAGTAACCCACTGGCAACCACTTCCGCCAATGCCAGCGAAGAAATAATTTTGAAGACGCACTATAAAGTGCGTTTTTTTATTTATGGAATAAAAAATGTTCACCTACGGCTCAATATGTTCAGGTATTGAGGCTGTATCGGTTGCTTGGAAAGGTATCGGAAAGCCAGTTTGGTTTTCTGAAATTGAACCTTTTCCTTGTGCCGTGCTTGCTTATCACTATCCTGATATTCCAAATCTAGGCGATATGACCGCCTTAGTTCCTAAAATCCTCAATCGTGAAATTCCCGCACCTGATGTTTTAGTCGGTGGTACACCTTGCCAAGCATTTTCCGTGGCTGGCAAACGTGAAAGTTTAAACGATGATAGAGGTAACTTAACATTAACCCTTATTCACATTTTGGAGGCTATTGATTATGTCCGACTCTCAGACGGAAAACAACCTTGCGTACTTGTGTGGGAAAACGTGCCGGGTGTTTTATCCACCAAGGACAACGCTTTCGGACACTTTCTGGCTGGATTGGCTCAAGAACATCAGCCATTACAACCAACAGGGAATAAATGGACAAACGCTGGTTATGTGCATTCAGCCAGAGCTATCTCGTGGCGAGTCCTCAATGCTCAATACTTCGGAGTCGCACAACGACGCAAGAGAGTGTTCCTTGTGGCAAGTGCTAGAAAACGAAGTGTCGCCCAAATACTCATTGAGCCAAAAGGCTTGCGAGGGGATTTTAACTCGAGCAAGCAGGAGGAAGAAAACACTACCACCTATATTGAAAGCAGCTTTGGAAGTTACCGCCAATCCAATATAGGTGGAACACTTAAGGCTTGTGGAGGTGTTTTAGGTGGCGGATCTGAAATATTTGTTGTTCACGGCACGCAAGATCCTATCATTAACACGAAAATTTCTCATTGTTTAGGTAGAAATAACGGACAAGAAAATGTGTTATTTGAAATCAAAGGTGCTGAAGCTGTTCGAGTTGCGGAACAGCCTCTTTTCCCTACCTTAAAATCAAGAATGGGAACTGGCGGAAACAATGTACCTTGCATTGTTCTTGCCGGGAATACCATTGGTAGAAAACCTGAAAATGGCGGAAATGGTAACGGATTTGATGAAAGTGGTATCAGCTATACATTGACTGCTACTGATGTTCATGCAGTCTGCAATCAATACATCCTACGTAAACTCACACCCAAAGAGTGTGAACGCTTACAAGGTTTTCCTGACGATTACACCAAAATACCTTACCGAAATAAAACCGCAAAAGACTGTCCTGACAGCCCTCGCTATAAAGCCATTGGAAATTCAATGGCTGTGCCTGTAATGAAATGGATTGGTGAAAGAGTTGCTGATTATCTCAAATAATTACCGTACCGAGGTTTAAGAGTACAAATATGAACGATACAAATTTATGGTTATTAATAGCTGAGTTATCCCTCGTGCGTATAGTTTGGCTATTACACACTCTGCATGAACGAGAGCGTGACGAAAAACTGATGATCCTGAATATCCGGCTTTGGCTAATTGATCGGGGGCGATATGTTTAGAAACGAATTGCAAGTAATGGATGGTAAGCGATATATCGTGCTTGAAGCAGAATTTAAGAATGAGTGGACAGTTTTGAGAGAAACAAGAAAAACCGTCACTCAAGGCGAAGCATTAGAAATTTGCCAATATTGGGTAAAATATAAAAACGTGAAACCGGAACAGTTACAAATCGTTGAAGTACCGGATATCTTAAGAAAAACACCAAGATGGTAATATTAATGGAGTAAAAATGGAGCAAACTCTATCTTTACAAGATGTTGCGGCGCTACTTAATCTAAGTTATAGAACTGTTTATAACAATAGATTTCGCTGGGGTGCATTTAAAATGCAAGGATCGAGAGTGTGGAGAATTTATCGCTCCGATCTTGAAAAACATAAACAACACGTCGATAATGATTTGCAGGTTATCTCTGTAGGTCGAAAGAAGGATAATTTATGTCGATCTACAAACGAAAAGACAGCGCAATCTGGTGGGTTGATGTTGTTACGCCAAGCGGAAGCAGAATTAGACGCTCTTCTAAAACGGCAATAAAAAAACAGGCTCAAGAATTTCATGACAAATTAAAATCCCAATTATGGGATGTCGAAATTCTGAATAAATCACCTGACCGATACTTTGAGGAAGCATTATTGCTATTTCTGAAAGACGGTCAGGGCCAAAAACGATTTGATAGCAAACAAGCGCACGCACAATATTTTAGAGAACGTTTTCATGGTCGAACTCTGAAATCTTTAACGAGCGAAGAACTCATTAATGCGATTCCAACATTTTGCCATCGGCGAAATAAGCCACTTTCGCCGGCAACGCAAAATAGATACCGTTCAAGTCTGCTGAGAATTTTTTCACTTGCGCATAAAGCGGGATGGGTTGAAAAAATCCCTTTTATTATGCGAAAAAACGAACCCAAAGTTAGGGTTAGCTGGCTGGAAAAATCTCAAGCAGCAGAATTAATTAATTCTCTAAAGCTAGAATGGATGCGTAACGTCTGTACATTTGCACTACTTACTGGCGCACGCATGAGTGAGATTCTAACTTTAACTTGGGATAAGGTCAATTTTGCAAAAAATTTAGCAATTGTCAGTAATGATAAAGCTAAATCCGGCAAAGCAAGATCGCTACCATTGAACAACAAAGCCATTGATTTATTACAGCAAATCAAGACTAAGTCAAAATCTAAGTACGTATTCGTGAGATGTTCCACGGGACACGCTATCGGAGATATTGATAGACGTGACTTTAGGCAGGCGTGTGAAAAAATAGGTATGCCATCATTTCACTTTCACGATCTCCGCCATACTTGGGCAAGTTGGCACGTACAAGCCGGCACACCATTATTCACATTAAAAGAAATGGGAGGCTGGGAGACCCTTGAAATGGTAAGAAAGTATGCTCACTTGAACGCTAATCACATGTTGGACTACGCAAATCACGTCACGTTTACGTCACAGTAG